ATGTTACACAAGTGGTATATATTAGCAATAGTTGTACTGATTTACCTCCCTGTGTCTATTGATGCGACAGTTCTACATGTTGCTGTTCCAACCCTCACTCAAGAACTTGCTCTAAGTAATAATCAAATGCTTTGGATTATTGATATCTATTCATTGATGATGGCAGGTTTAATTTTGCCGATGGGCGCTTTGGGCGAACGTCTTGGATATAAAAGATTAATGTTGATTGGCGCAATTATTTTCCAATTAGGTTCAGTGATTGCCGCATTTTCACCCTCTGCTGGTGTTCTTCTTTTTGCACGAGTAATTCTAGCTTGTGGCGCAGCAATGCTTATTCCTGCGACCTTGGCATGCGTCCGTAATATCTTTTTAAATGAAAAAGAACGTAATTTTGCACTTGGGATTTGGGTTATAGCCGGCGGTGGTGGTGCTGCATTTGGTCCGCTATTAGGTGGTTTTTTGCTGGAACATTATCATTGGGGTACTGTATTTCTTATTAATATACCCTTGATTTTTTTCGCACTGATAGGTGGATATTATTTATTGCCAGCTCAAGCGATTAATGCGAACAAACATATTAATATTGTAGATGCATTAGTGTTAACATGTTCGATATTATTATTGATTTATACAATAAAAACCAGTATGAAAGCCTTTGATTACTCTATTATATGGACAGGTTTATCCGGGCTTATATTGCTTGTTTATTTTATTCAAAAGCAAAGAAAATTAGTAGAACCATTGATAGATTTGAGTTTATTTAAACTGCAATCTGTAAAAATGGGTTTTTTGATTTGTGTATTTGCAATGATCGCATTGGTAGGATTCGAATTATTAATTTCACAAGAACTACAGTTCGTATATGGTTTTTCTCCTTTAGAAGCGGGTTTATTTATTTTACCGTTCATGCTTGCAGTGAGTTTAAGCGGTATATTTGCAAGTTTATTAATCAATAAATTTGGCGTAAGACTGGTTAGTTTGTTTGGATTAGCATTTTCTGCCATAGCATTGATCGGTTTGGCGGAAACTAATTTTACTGAACACACTTACTACGCCTGGTTTTGGATGATTGTATTGGGCGCAAGTGTTGAAACAACCTTTCTGGCTGCAACATCTGCAATTATTTCTGCAAGCCCAGTAGAAAAAGCAACTGCGGCTGGATCAATTGAAGGCATGTCATACGAGCTTGGTACAGGATTTGGTGTTGCAATATTTGGGTTACTGGTATCATATTTTTATCAAAAAAGAATTCAGTTTGAAGGCTTACTCAACGATCAACAGCTTGAGCTTGCCAAGAATTCAATTGCAGAAACTATTCATGTTTTATCAAGTGTCGATCCAAAATTGACAGCACAAATACAATTTATGGCAAATCAGGCCTTTAGTTCAGCACATCATTCAGTCCTATATGTTTCAAGTATAACTTTACTAATCCTTATGTTATTTGTCACTTTTAGCTGGAAAATAAAGAAATTTTAAATATCAAAACTTTTCATGAACTTCGATAATTTTGGCTTAATTGAAGCCCAAAACAATCAAAAGATAATGTTTTGGGTTAAATTATATTTCAAACTATTTCTGTTCTCTAAGGGGATTCTCAGGTTCTATATTAGGTTTTTTTCAGGTTTTTGATTTTGATAAGTATCCTGATCCGCATTATCATCATTTGATTATTTTTGCTCATTTAACTCTTTATGCGATTGGTTAGTCATGTTTATATCCTTTTGATATGTGGTCAATTAATAAATATGACAGATTACATTAACAGTCTATTATAATTATGTATTGGTTGGTTGAAGTAGTGATTAAAAGCGGTTGACTAGGCGTTACAGATAAAGAAGATCCGGAACAAGCCCGATTATTTGCAATGCATATTTTTGGATTAAGCACTTCAATGCTTGCTGATACGTTATCGACTGCAGATTTTGAAAGGTTTGTGACCACAACACGTGACACTGTAGTTGCACTGCTCAAAAAAGAACGTGGTGAATTGAGAAATTAGGAGAAAGTCATGAGTAAAATGTCACATGAACAATTTTTGCTAATGAAACTAGCGGAAGAAGCCAGCGAAGTTGCACAAATTGCACTTAAAACAGCACAGTTTGGAATGACTGAAAAACATCCAGATTTACCATTAGACAATAAACATCGTATTTATGTCGAATTAAACGATCTGCTTGCAGTGGTAGATGAATTAAATACCTGCTGGTCTGGTTTTGGATACAAGCCCTGCTATGCTTCAAAAATCAATAAGATTGCCAAACTTAATGAATATCTTGGGTATTCAATTCGATTGGGCAAGGTTGAGATTGTTCCTGCTATTTTTGGCAATCCAACAGATTCTGCCAAAATTAAACAGTTAAAACCTGTACCGGTGCCAGATAATTTCTATTGCTGGTCACACCCAGATATGCACCTTGTCGATCCACGCTGGAGCGATGACGACGAGCGACCATACACTCAAGAGGATTTCAATCTACTTAAAGACAATGCTGGTGTGGATATTACACATGAAAGTTTTGACCCATTCGATGAGATTCCAAAAATATCAAATGATTCTTGTGACTGGTCAAAATGGAAGCCAAAGCCACCCTCACCTGACCATTTTCTAATTGGTGCTTACGATACGGAAGATGGGCCTGTGTTGTGGTGGGCTAAACAGCGTGTAAAAGATAGCGAGGTAGGGTGATGGCTGAATATATTGCTGTACTTGAAAGTGACACGCCACCACAGATTTTATTAGGTCAAAATATTGGTGGTGCAGTAGTCACAGAGTTAAAGCAGAAAAAACAGGAATTGGTAAGTGCAGCATATCTTGCAGGCATTTACTCAATTTCTACTGACACAGTAAGACGCAAGCTAGAAAGTATCAATCAGGGTTCAGACGGCAAGTGTCTGTATAATCCTGTTTTAGCTGCCACCATTCTAAAACAGGGTGACAAAAACAAACGTGGACGAAAGAGAGCTAACTAGGCTCTCTTAATCCAACATATCAGCAATATCATTTACGTGTGGATTATAATAAGTATTAACCAACATTTTAATAGTCTTATGCCCTGTCATTTTGGCTAAAATCTCAACTGGTAATTTCTGCTTATTCACAAGCCGAGTGATAGCTTCATGTCGTGTATCATGGAAGTGCAAATCATCAAGACCTACTTTTGCCTTTGTACGCTCAAACATCAACCTAAAAGCATTTTCAGACTGTGGGATAATCTTGTCATTATCATGATCAATCAGTGTCAATAATGCCCTTGCCTTTTTAGTGAGCGGAACATCACGAGCCTCACCATTTTTAGTCTTAGGCAAATGGACGTGTTTTTCAAATACATAGACCTTCATTAGTCCCAATATTTCGCCACGTCGCATGGCTGTCTCCAATGCAAATAAGAATGCCCACGCTACATAGTGTTGTGATAAGGTCGGTATCTGACCATCACGATAATCTAAAGCGTTTAACAGTATTTCAATTTCATCATCAGAAATACGCCTATCTCTTGCCTTTGGTTTTTTGGGTTTAGACACATTAGAAAATGGATTGTACTCAATCAAAAATAATTCTTTTTGAGCATATGTAAATATAGCACTGTACAGTGACATTTCTTTTAATACTGTCCCGGCACTTACTTGTTTTGACCGTTTGTTACGCCAGTCGGTCAAATCCTTTGGGGTAATGTCATAGATATTTTTTTCGCCAAGCAAACCAAATTTATTATCGAACGCATTAAATTGCTCTTGTATCCATTTTCCAGATAGCTTATACCTACCAACATTGACATTGTAATGCTCAAATAGCTGCTTGAACGTGATTATTGGCTTCTGCTCTGCCTTTTCCTCTGCGACACCCGCCTTTAACTCTAGCATCTTCATCGCAGCCCATTGTTCACATTCTTTTGTGGTATCACGAGTACAAGAATATCGCTTACCGTCAAACATAATTTCTATGCGATAAGCATCACCTCTTTTTCTAGGCTTGGGTAGTTTCATCTTGGCGTAAATTATGCCGTATTTTCGGCATTTTTCGCAAGAAATACCGCAAATGCAGCAAATAGCAGACATTAAAAAGGGCTTGCAAGTCATTGAAACTAATGCAAACCCTTGATAAATATATGGTAGGCATATCCAGACTCGAACTGGAGACCTCTACGATGTCAACGTAGTATTTAGGCTTATAATTCAGCTATTTAAGGAGTATGGGTGTTAAATTGGTGTCGATAAATTTATGTAAGGAGAAGTTTCATATCTAAAAGGTAGAGAGAATAATGATCTAATTGTTATTGAGCTATATTTATACCTGTTTTAAAAAATAATTAAAAGCTTAATTTAAAGTTGATGATTTTTTAATAGATTAAATAAAAAACCACCCGAAGGTGGTTTATAGATTATTGAATGCAAGATTAGGATTCATACTCTTTTTGATATGCATCTTCTTGAGATTTTGAAAACTCCAAATTATCTGACACAAGACCCTCTACTATTGCGAATAGTCTTTTCATATCGCTAAATACCGTATCAGGCACGTTGTAGACCTTCTTTACATACTCTGCCGTTTTTTCATGGTTATTGCGCATTGCATCTATCATGACGGATAGATCTGCTACTTGCTCATATGCTAAAGCGTAGCCTTCAGATACATCACTGGCATCGTATGATTTTGTCGGGGTATTTGTTTTCATGGTTCACCCCTACTGATCTAGTTTGTTTAAAGAAAGTAGATTGTTGTACTTTGCATCTGTACTAATCAAACGGCCAATGATTCCGTGTAAGTCCAGAGATTCATTTTGCCAGTCATGGTTTTGTGCAATCTGGCAAAGTGTGGCATAGCTACGTTCCCCCAGCAGTAACCTAGCTTCATAAGCGCCATTTTTAAAATGCTCATGGATGGGATAGCCCATTTTAGGATTGATTTGGCGTATCGCATTACCAAACTGATCCCACCATTGGCTTAACCAAACCGTATGCAGTACCAAATTTCGAATATTTGCTTCTTCTTCGGTGCTGTGTAGTTTTATAGTTTCTAGAAAATTGACAGCGTCTTGAAAGTGAATCGCTAGTAAGTCTTTATAGCTAGATACTTTGAAATGCTGATGATGTCTATGCCACATCTCTGTACGTTTCTTGACGCTACCTTCACAGCGACGATCGACAATTGCTTTAAGCTCAGCAATTTGTCGGTTATTGATTTTGATACGGGTTTCTATATGCTTTTGATTTGATATTTGGCCTTTCGTCCAGTAATCCCAAAGCACATCATCACATTCATTCTGATACATGATGACTTTATCCCTTAATTCGAGTTTTACTTTATTAGAATGAACTGAATACAACCAAGCTGGTAATTTACGAAGAGGTAGGCAAATCATCGAGCGTTCTTTACCATCATTTGCAACTGTCATGATTTCCATGATAGTTGTAGCAAATCTTTGTTTTAGCTTATCAAATTGTGCCTGCCAAGCTAGACCCATACCTTCAACAATGGGTTTCATTGGCACATACGGTTGGCCGTTATATTCGACTATTAGTAACTGTGCACCGTTAAACGGTGCATTTATTTGTGTTAGACTATTCATATCAGTTTTCTCGCTGAAGATTGATAACTAGCCTCGATAGCCGTCCAAAGTTCTCGGGGCTTTTTATTGTCACTAATTTAGTAACATTGACACAACTTTAATATGATACTAATCTAGTGTCAACAACTAACTTATTGAGTTTCAAATGTCAGATAAGACACGCACACAAAATCAAGATGAATGGAAACGAACGCAAATTCGGATTCCAGTAACTCTTTATGAAGAAATAGCAGAACATGCTAAAAAAGATAATCTATCGTTGAATACAGCAATGCTTGATTTAATTGAAAAAGGTCTAGATAAAAAAGACATTTCTATTGATTCTAAAACATTAGATAAATTTCAATCTTTGAATGAAAAGATTGAAAAACTTACCAAACTTATTGATCAAAAAATCTAAAAAAGCCGTCATGAAATTAATCATGACGGCTTTTAATTGAAAAGATATTTAAACAATTACTTTTTCAAGCTTCTCAATTAAAATATCTAATTTTTCAATCAATTGATCAAGTTCATTAATAGATATTTTTAAGTTATTGTTGCAATCCACTTTCGAAATCACTTCAACTTCTTTACTAAACATAATGTTTACACCAATATGAAACCCACGAAATGTGAGTAAGAAATCGCTTATGCGATAAATTGATAACTTGGTAATTATCAGACTGCTTATAGCAGTAAAACATCTATAATCAACTTGACTGTTGCAAATATATATGTCCACTTGATACCATGTCAACAGAATTTATTAGGACGATGTCATGGGTAAACATTTAGGTGTTGCTTATAATTTGCGTTTACCGCAAGAGCTAAAAGATAGAATTGCAGAGTCAGCCAAAGAGCTGAATCGCTCTATGAATGCGGATATTGTTGCTAGGTTGGAAGAAAGTTTTGAACAAAAATTTAAAAATTTAGAAAATACACCGACTGAGGAACTAATGAAAGAGTTAGCAAAGCGTTTGGATGGATTTAGTGTGGTGGTAAATTAACATTATGAATATTAAATCATTAAAAAACTCTATAGATAATAAATATTTTCTAATTCTGACATCAAATCAGAGAGAAACGGATACTATAAATGAATTATTCGATAATAAATGCGAAATAACAATCAACTCTAGAGTTTCTGGAAAGATAGGATTAATAAAAGGAAAAATTGTTTTACATATTAAAGGTGGCTTAGGCTTTACTAGAGAGGGTTCGATTGGTAGAAATGCAAACTTAATATTAAGTAATGAATTTTTTCCTCAACCAGTATTAACAATTTTAGCTGGTGTATGTTGGGGAAATCCTGATCTCACTCAAATAGGTGATATATTAATAAGCAATAAAACAGTAAATTGTAACCTGCAAAATGCATCAGGTATTCCTTATGATCAAGAAACAATTATAAGTAATATTGAAAACACCAATATAATCCATAAAAACACACATAATAATGTCAGACTTATTAGTCAAGAAACAAAGATTGAAGATCCAGTTATTAGAGATATTTTAACTACAAAGTATGCACCTATTCATGGTGGTGAAATGGAAGGCTTATTTCTTACGAATGCAACAAATTGGCTTATTATAAAAGTTGTAACTGATTATGCAGATCAAATAAATAGACAGACACAAGAAATTTGTGTAGAAAAAATCCAACCCGTCATCACTTCTATAATTAATTCTACAAACATTGAAGAATCAAATTGTGAAGAATTTTCGGAAGTAGTAAACTATTTAAAAGGAAATAGTGTCAAAATAGATATAAATCAAATTACAGCCAATCGTATTCAAATTGGATTGACTCGTTTATATGGAGAATTCATTAACAGAAATCTTAAGCGCTACCATTGCGAAGATAGTAGAATAAATAATTTAAATAATATTTTAAGATCTTTTATTCTTGAAATTTGTTCAAATGCTATTTCACATGGGAAAGCCGATAATATTAAAATAGAATTTTTTGGTAGAAAAATTAAAATAATAGATGATGGTGAAAACTTTAATCTTAATGATTTAAATAGTGAAAATAGTGGAGGAACTAGAGATTTCAAAAGTTTTCAGGAATATCATGATTTGATTTCTTACACACATATAAGAGCAGGTGTTAAAAACATTCATACATTTAATTTATCTAAAAGCATAGATGACATTAAAGAAATTATAGTCTACTGCAAAATCAATAGTGAAATTTTCTATCAAACACAAAATAATATTGAGTATGATGAATCATGCTCAGCAGTTTATTTTGATATTTCAGATCTTTATATGACTTCTTTAAGATACCCATTTGTAATGCACTTGATAGAAATTATGAAAAATCATAACAAAATCTTCTTTTTAAAAACGTTAGATGATATGCATCGAAATGATATTATCGAGAATATAGAAAGTGTACTAATAAATGAAAAAACTTTGTTAGAGCAGATAAGTAGCAGGTTGTTTTATATTTAACTTTAAAAGCACCTTAAGGTGCTTTTCAGTATGGAAAACCTATCCAAAAAGCTCTTTAAACTTCAACTGTAAAAATTCATCATTTTTAAAAAATTCTATAGGGATAGTTACTTTAAATTGTGTTTCGCTTCCATTTGAATATATATGTCTAAAGTTCCCCCACATCGCCGCCACTAATGCTAAGTTCTTATCAGAAGTGACAGCTATAAAATTACTATCATTATAAATAACACTATAATTAATAAACATTTCAAGTAAATTAATATCAAATGATGCATTATAAGCGGTTTCCTTATTGAAACCACTACTAAATTTTAGCACCTTATTAAATATTGAAGACCTATTATTATCAGAAGAAACCACATGTAAAACACTAAGTATTAATGCTATATCTTTTTGATAAATTTCATTTTTTTCACATATTTCTTTCAACTTATACCAAGTTTCAATAATTTGATTATTATTTTTAAATGGTTTTTGCATTAAAGCATTTGCTTCAAGTAAGAAATTTTGCCTTTTTTGTATTAATTCTCTTAAATCATTGATTAGCTTCCACGCATAGTCATGCAACGTAATACCCTTATATTCTTGTAATTTAAGATTAGGTAATGCCTTTCTAATTTTTAGCTTTGCTTCTTCTAGTTGTTCTCTAACAGTTAAATAATCTACAAATTTTTTCTCATTCGCTTCCATTGCAAATAAAGTAATATCAATAGTCCAATCTAAATTCTGCAGCTCACTCAACCATCCAAGTTCATCTTCTTTCTTAAACTTGCCTTGATGAAAATTATTTATTAAACCACTTATGAAATTCCGATCTGCAATAACTTTAGAGTGTTTTAAACCTAAATTTAAAGGCAACCATCCACCTTTAACGAGGCAATATACCTTAAATGTATTTGGTAATATCATAGTAATTTCAAGAAAATCATCAGGATTAATTTTTACTTGGCTATTAAAAGCTGATTTACTATCAAAAAAAGATATTTTAAGTTCTGAATTTCCATTAATGTAATCATCAAGCTCATCAAAACCTAGTGGGTTGATATTCCATTTTTCTAAAATAATAATTTGTTTATCGTATGATAAACAAAGGTGACCTGCTGAATTATATGTAATCATTTTCAAAAATCTATAAAATTTTAATATCTAAAAGCGCCATTAGGCGCTTTCTTCTACTAGTTTAGGAGTTCTTGGCTTTTTGGGAATCTCTATTCCTACCAAATTTTCAAGAAAACTAACATTCATATCTAAAGCTTGAGCTATATCTTCTGCAAAAATTTTCTTTTTTGCGAGCATGATAAAACATGCTTGAAGAAGCTCAGGCTTCTCCTTAGGAATTAAATGATCTTCTTTCTCTGTAATCGCCTCACCTGTTTTTTTCAGGTAAATCACACCACTAGTATATTGCTCTTGAGTTAATAAACCCAATTGCTTGGCACGATAAAGGATTGCAGCCTTACTCACTTTCCAAGTCTGTTTAAACTCACCCAGCTTTGTCCAGTTATAACGACCATTTCTGTACCAAGTCGGAAAGTGTGTACGCATCATGACTTGAGGAATCAATAAAGCTGAAGCAAAGTGATTAGCTTGAGATTCAGTTAATCGATCTCCAGTCACTATCCCATCATGAAGTACAAGATGCCCCAGTTCATGTGCCAAATCAAAACGCTGTCGACAAATACTTTCCTTCGCTTCGTTCCGAACAAATACAGGTCGCTTGGTTGCTAGAGACAGAGCATCAACTTCTTTTGAAATAGATGGAAAAGTTGTCACTATGATTCCATGTGTCTCACAGAGCCTAACCATATTACTAATTGGCCCTAAGCCTAATCCCCATTTTTCACGGCATTTTTCAGCAATTAATTCAATAGATGAATTTTGAGAGCTTTCAAATGCTTCAATATCATACTTAGGTAAGCGTAGTTTAGAATCAAGATACTCAGTTAATCGCTTAATGTACTCGCCTCTAGCAATCACAATCTGCTTAAATGATACTTTTGAAGTACGGTTACTTCTAAAATGTATTTGATCCTCTTGTAAAACAGGTTTTAGCTGCATAAAAAAAGACTGTGACACATTAAAGAAATGCGCCACTTTATCAATAAATTGATCGTTGGGTGTCGTTTGCCCCGTCTCAACTTTATGAAGATATTGACGTGTTAAGTCCAGCTTGCCACCTAAGTCCTCTAATGATAATTCATTGAATTGTCTTAGAAGCTTTAGTTCCAAGCCATTAAACTGTGTTGTCATGGCTAAGTCATCATGCAATTAGTTGTTTACAGCTTCGGAATCATCGTCATCTTCTTTTTGATTGTCCATATCAGGATCTTCAACCAATGGTGAACCTAAGTCGACTGGTTTTGGTGTTTCAGGTTCAATCAAGTGGATATGATTCAAGCCAGTGATTCTACTAGAATCCCAGTATGCAACTACATCGTCTTCTGCATTGTATCCAGCAAAGATAACAAGTGCTTCATCTTCCTCAGTTGATGGTTCATTAAGAATATACTTCCAATAAACCGGTTCATTTACATTAGATGGGAATAATTCATAATATGAATCATCCGCTTTTTTAGAAAAGCCTTGATTACTTGGATTTAAAAAATCATCTTTGCAGAATCTGATTCGAGCACTACCAATTTGGAAAATACATTTGAATGTACCATCCTTTAATAAAATCGGTACTGAACATTCACCAGACATTATTAAATGCACTACACATGCATATGTCCGACCAAAAATAGTACATCCACGTGTATAAGCATTATCAAATTGATGTTTGAGATCCATAATGGTTTCGTTATAGATATCAAGCATTGGTTGAGCAATAAAACTGATAACCTCATCAGTCAATTGGGGTTCAAAATAAGAAGGATGACGCCATTCCATAAAAATAATCCGCAATAAAAAGTGAAATGTTGGGTTAAAGTCAATTTATTGCTAATTTTAATATCTGTCAACCAACTTTTATTGCTAATTCCTACTTTTGTCAACCAAATGACTTTTTTTCGACATGATATGAGGCTATAACCATCTCACATCATGCTTGAAGTTAAACCTCACTCACCTTAATTGCAGTCACACCAGAAAGCACAGGCAGATCATAACGATGCTGTGCAGGCTGAGAAGTTTGGCCATACCACATGAATGCCTCAAAATCTGACTCTGCATAAAGCGCAAAGCAAACCATGTCTGACTGGTTCCCTCCCAGACATACCAGTTTACCTGTTCTTTGATCACGTCCCACCACAAAGCAAACATGGCCACCGCCCTGTCTGGTTTTTACTGCTACACAACCATAGGCAGGATTTTTAAGTTTGGTACCATACGCGATATCGATATAAGCAAGTGCTCGGAACCAGTTTTTAGGGTATTTTACACCAGCAATCTGCAAGCAATGCGCGACAAATGTGCCACACCACGGCGTTTCATCATCCGTCCACCACGCCTTCAATGCTTTCAGCCAACTCACGATCGTTAAGTTATGTTTTGGGCCTTTGATTTCTCTCAGACCAATGTGCTTGCGAGCTTCCGCAATCCAGCCTAATTCAGGAAATTGACTCATTTTACTTTTCTCCAGATAAAAAAAAGCCCACTGAGAGTGGGCACGGAATGGATTTGTATTTACTTAAAGATGGATCTGAACGTTTCCCGGACTTCAAGAACAATTTCAGCGAGTGATTTACCCTTCATTAACTGCACGGCTTGATAAACAATACCAATACAAAGCATGCCAAATACCGCAAAAATTAGCATGACAAAACCTTGGGCCATGTGTGAGTACATACTCAGCTCGTAGTATTCGATGAATGCGGAACCACCGTACAGACTGATTGAAACGCTAAAGGCGAACTTCATAATCACACCTGGTGTAATCTTGATTCTTCCTTGTGTATCAATATCGCCAGATAGGGTTACCTGAGGTGCCTTGGCCAAACGTACATTCACACACTTTAGATAGCCTTCTTGAGTAAATGAGCGGGATGACTCGCTGGGTGCAAAGTCACCAATCTTGATGTGATAGATAATTTTCATAAATTGGGCTCATAAAAAAACCACCCGAAGGTGGTTCAAACATAATTGACTAGTATTTTAAATTTTTTAAAATATCAATATCGATCATTAAGAAAAATAGATAAATTGAAATATTAAATAATTTCAACTTGCATTTGATTTGAATAAATCAGAAATTTTCTGAGACTCTGAACAAAATTTTTCTACTTTAAATTCAACTATACATTCAGGTTGCCTTAGAAAAGCATCAGCTCCTATTACTAAAATATGATCACCATTTTCAATACGAAAATTTAAACAATTTGGAATTCTATGCTTCATTTTATTAAGCAATTTATTTAAAGAAATAGGTTTAGTAATTTTACCAACTCTTATTCGAGCATTTCCTGGCTGAATAGTAAGATCTTGAAAATCTTGAGGTGTAATATTTTCATCAACTTCACCTATATGTACATCCAAAATATCCCTATAATCTTGGGCATATTGCGCATTAGCACTCAAGGATAATGCATCTCTTTCTCTAACTATTTCATTAATAATATAGTCAAAATTTTTAATTGCTATTTGGCTTGTAACATAACACCCTTCATTGTCTCGACTTTGCCAAAATAATTTAAAGTCTATAGAAGCTTGATTTAGTAATTCAATCGCATCATCCAAAGTAGCTCCCACCTTATTAACTAAAAATTGAAAATTATTCCCCATAGCTTTTACCAATTTAAATATTAAAATTTAGTATATTTTATATTAAGTTAATATAACTTACTAATAAATAAAAATTTAAATAAGGACATCCTCATAATTTGGCAACGCAGTACAACGGCATCGAATGGGTTCACCTGGATGTCCACCTGTAGGCGGATCATCCCAACGAAAAGTTTTACCTTGTTTGTGCTGATGATCCTTCCTTACCCGTTCATCTTTAGCAGTTTGCCAGACATACGTTTCAACACCCATGGAAAGTTGACGCGCTTTATTGATCTGGCCATTCACCTTACCCATCTGATCCGCAGCAATCAGCCGAGCACGTGAATCTGTGCTTTGTCCTAATTGGGCAATTGCCTTGGCTAGATCTTCATTGGTCTGCCCTGTTTGAAAGGCATTCATCACCAAGGCTTCAAGCTTGTCTACATACTGATTTGGAATAGACTTAATCAGGGCCACGTTTGCCGCAATACTGGTATCCACAACATCCTGAATGTCAGAAGCCCGATATAACGGCGTGAGATCCACACCAATGATCGATTTGGTATGCTCTGCAATCTGGGCATCCACTTCTTTTTGTGAATCTTGCACCACTTTAGTTGCCAGTGTTCGGGAAACCTGTGTGGTGTACTTCACCAGCTTCTCACGAAGTTTGGCAAAGATATCGGTAATCCAGCTATCTCCGATATTCTGGCCAACCGTGGGTAGTACGATTTCCTTGGTCTGATCCTGACAGTATTTTGAAATGACAAGAAGCTGGCGCGTGTAGTACAGCTCAAGACGGCGGTTTACTTTTACAGATCTTGGCTTGGTTGCCTTACGGCCCCGCTTACGCTTAAGGAATTTCAGCAGCACCCGCCGTTTGAATTGAAAACTCACTCATCAAGTCAGGTAGTCCGGCAAAGTTATACGTCTTCGAGTCGTATTCTTCATCCTTGTCGAGTACCAGCATGCCGTTCAGGCTTTTGAGTAAACCCACGCTTAGAAAACGCTCAGCAACTGCCTTCATATCTTCTTTGATTTTATCGACCAGATTTGGCGTCCTGATCACATCAATCTTGGATTCATGGACCAGACTGGCAGTGCCTTTTTTTACTGCGGCATGATCAAGCAGATCCTCATAAATTTCCTGTAGAATACTTTGCGGTTCTTCATTCACTACATCGGCATAGCGGAATGCGATCATGGGCCGCTTTATCTCTCGATGTGCCAATATTTGACACAAAATTGGTATATGCCCCTGCATCGCCGATTGCATCGACCGCTTTTTTGACAGCATCTGCGACGATTATTTTGAGTGTGCCTTCAGCATTCTTTTTTTCTTTTGCCATAAATACCTCTAATCAAATACAGTCGGCTTTTTGGCCACAGTGTCATTGATTGCGTCAATTGTCGGGTCCCACTGGTCATCATGATCGTGTGTCATGTCTGCGGTGAGTCCTTCAATTTCTTCAATGTAGTTCAGTAGCCATGGCGCTTCCGCTGGTAGCATGACCATTTTGTCTTCGACATAAAACACCACATCCATGGTCCGCGTAAGCTTGTCAGTGCTTCGCTGAATTGCACGGATCGGTAAGGTGGTTTGTCTGGAAATGGTCTGGATCAGCGTGGTACCTGAGGACTTATCCTCAATGGCCATATAACGCAGCTTGCCGATTTCGGTATTGCTTTCTTTGTGCCTGTTAATAAATAACTTGGCTTGCTTGATCAGTTCCGGTGCTTCCCACTTTACCGCTACCAGGTGGAACGTTTATGACCAGATTATCAATCCGGCCTGCAATTACCTCGTCAATCGCCCAGGCGATGTATTCATGATGCCAATTGACTGAAAACTTAAAGCCCATGCGGGGCATGAAAAAACGCCGTGTAAAGAACAAGTGTTCTTGCTCGCATTTCTCACGTTCCAACTGCATTTCAAGCAGGCTAGTACTTACCTTCGAGTTCATTTAACACCTGCCTTATCTGCTCAGGCGTTGCAACAACATGGGTGACTGGTTCGGGATTGAGTGGATCTCCACCTGCGCCGGTAAGCTCAGTTTTGTTTGTATACTTCCCGCCTACATCCTCAGCAGCTTGTCGCAAAATATTTAAAGCAGCTACCCGGTTTTTACTGTGCTTCTGGTATTGATTTTCTAAGCGCTGCAACCGCACTGCCAAATTTGCGATTGGGATTGTTTCTGGTTTGGCCAGAAAATCTTTACGTGTGGCTTCAAACTCTTTTCTCAGCTCCTGGCTTAGATCTTGCCCCGCTCTTTTGGTTGGATCATATCTTTCACACTGCTGCCGAGAGACATTTAAATCCTTGTATTCTTCGTTGACGAGCTTTGCTGTTTCTTCTGGTGTATTAAATACAGCAAGTGACCGTACAATAAAGAGTTTCACCTCTTTTCTGAGGGCTGCCATAAATATCCACCTGTCAACGTACGTCAACGTAAATAGTCAAAAAAAGAGCTCGAAGGCTCTACTTAATCAAACACGTCCCACAACTTGCAGCTGTATTTTTTTCAGATACAAACGGCGCTTTTTTAGTTTTGGCTTTGTATGTAGCAATGTTCATAAATTTAGTTCATTAAAAAATCCACCGAAGTGGATTTTGATTTTAATTAATACATTTCTAGTTGCATTTAATTGTCTTGTTTAACACTTTAAAGCTTCCTGTAGTAACTACCTGAGACATATATATCGTCTGACTATGGGTTTGCAAATTATTACCAACTTCACTAAACCCTTTACCTTCACAAACCAACTCAGCCTTTTTATTAACTTTATCTTCCATTGCTTGATTTGAGCCAAATATATTCGAAGTAGTTTGTATCATATAATTACCAGTATTTAGTTTTGTCGCTTGAGCTGGAACCATTTGAGCACAACCTGTTAAAGAGACTGTTGTTACTGCAAAAATTAAATTTAGATATTTATTCATAATTACGTAGTTCATTGTATTAAAGAAACAAAATAAATACATTATATTTAATAGTAATTACAGTCAATTTTTTTCTGATGCCTATTTTGAATTCGTTGGCGTTTCTAGCCAACAAAAAAGCCCATCAAATGATGAGCTTTTTTTCAATCTAGCAACTTGCTTAACTGACTTTTCAAATATGCCAAATAGAGATTTCGATCTTCATAATTTGGTATTCCAAAAACCCAGAAAGCATAACTCTTAGATCTAAACTTAAATTTAACATTAACAGTTTTGACTTCGATAATTGCCTCTTCTTTGCGCATCTCCACAAATAGCTTTAAAACTAAGGCAAAAAATTTAAGCTTATTATCTATTTCATATTCCGACGGTTTATATTGCTCCAGTGCTACAGCAAATATTAGCTCACACCACTCATAACCATCTTCATCATCCATTCAGTCTCATTTGATTATTTAAAATAGATAACGGAATCGACTTATAGCACAGGAGACAATCTTTAACTGTTATTAAGGCCAATATAAAAAATTAAGCCACCAAATAACAACAAAGCCCGCATATGCGGGCTTCAGTTCTGGCCATTTACTTATAATTCGACCACTATAAGATCAAAATAGCACTTGTCCTGCGCAGGGTCAAGTTTTCAATACTTAAACCTAATTCATGCATAAAAGCATATCTCTTAACATTATATTATGGATAAAACCCAGTTATGGTTCATAAAGCAATATGGTTGACGTCGTAGATCGTGAAACCCGTAGCCGTATGATGTCAAATATCAAGGGACGGAATACCAAGCCTGAATTAATGGTGCGCAGTCTTCTACATGCACGAGGTTTTCGCTTCCGTATACATCGTAAGGATCTGCCAGGTAAACCTGATATCGTACTGCCTAAATACAAGGCTATTATTTTTATACATGGCTGTTTCTGGCATGGTCATCAAAACTGCAGATTATTCAAGTTACCTGCCAGCCGTACCAAATTCTGGGAAGCAAAAATTTCCAGAAATCAGGAAAATGACATAAAAGCCATGCATCTGCTTTTAGATAGTGGCTGGAGAATATGTACTATATGGGAGTGTGCAATACGCCGTTCCAGAAAGGATCCTGCACTACTTATGGAAATACTTACAGCATGGCTAGCTGGTACCGAACCACTTCTGGAGATAGATGAATCAATGATGAACTGAAAAAGGGAGATAACTCTCCATTTTTCAGTGAAACCGAGTTTTCACTTACATGGGATAGCAAACTAGAATAGTTTTAGCTGTCTCTCTGCAACAATCTTTTCAGCCTTATCAAGACAGCTAATTATTTGTCCGGCTACAGCCTCAATAACCTTTACGCATACAGAATTGCCGAACTGCTTATAGATTTGTCCATGTGAAACTGCATCGACTATATAGTTCTCAGGGAATCCCTGCAGGCGCGCGCACTCACGTGGCGTCAGCTTACGGGGGTTCTTGCCATGCTCGGCCTGTGAAATGAGGATTTCCGATCCATCCTTGTAGTAGCGTGCACTCAAGGTATTGGAATACGGACTATCGCCTGTATAAAGTGTATAGCCAAATCCGTTACCCTTGATTCCGTGTTCTTCCTTGCGGCGCTGGTGACCTTCCCATAGACGGTCGGAAATCGTATACACATCTTCAGTATTCTTGAATCTGGATACATCTTCAAGGATATCGCCAAGCCGTGTCTGTGTCTTTGGAGGAACAGGCCAGCTGAAAAGTTCTTTAAAATCGCACTCTTCACCAAAGTATTTTCGGTCAAAACCTACTAGGAAAACACGCTCACGGTTCTGTGGTACACCAAAATCCGCTGCACGTAGTACCTTGACATCAACCCAGTAGTTCAGTTTTTCAGAGAGTGCTTTTCTGGTTTCATCAGAAAGCGTTACATCCAGATTCTGTTTCTGATCAAACTCACCACGTAAAATTTCCAGAATTGTCTGGAGTGTGCGCCCTTTGTCATGTCCCTGCAGCTGCTTTACGTTTTCCAGCAGGAATGCTTTTGGCCGCTTTTCTACGAGAATGCGCTGAATCTCGAAGAACATGGTACCACGGGTATCCTGAAAGCCCTGACGTCTGCCTGCCTGTGAGAAAGCCTGACACGGGAAGCCTCCCAGAAGAATATCATGATCAGGAATGTCAGCTGCTTTAATCTGTGTAATGTCACCTGACGGCAATTCACCAAAATTTGCAGCATAGGTCTTCTGTGCGAACTTGTCCCATTCAGAACTGAATACACACTTTCCTTTCAATTTCTGAAAAGGTAAACGAATTCCGCCAATACCGGCAAAAAGGTCAATAAAGGTGAACTTATGCTTCTGGTCAGGATGCTCCCTGAATGGAGCCTTGTCTGGCAGGGCCATGATCTGCTCCCATTTGGCTTTTGTAGGTACGTGCTCGCCACTTTCCCAGCCCCTGACTGTTCTTTCACCATTCTCTTTCATATCGAGAAGCAATGCGAACTCTTTAAGGGATAACCCCATGTTATTTCTTTTTTGTCTGATATAAGATGAATCGAGATCAACGTACTTCACAATAACTTATCCGCTTTTTGACCCGGCTATTAAACCACGATAGTCATTAATGCGCAATCAGGATTAACAGGATTTATAATGATCCATACAATAGATGACCTTATTCACAAAATATCTACTTATGAAAGTGGAATGGATCTAAATAGAGTTCCCAGTTGGCCATCTCTTAGATTTTCGAATACTGGCCGGCGTGGTGAAAAGAAAGAATTTGAAATTTCATTATTTTCTCTAGAAAAAACACTGATAGATATTAAAAACAATTTCAGTGAATTTGAAGTTATCTCGAATTATATTGAGAAACAATGGCGAGATGCTTTTTCAAATTATCTAACTGATCCTGTCGTAAATGCTCTTTCTACTGTACAGACATTGCCTTTATATTCAGTCGTACATAAAGTTTTGTGCGCTGTAAATAATATCGCTTATGTTGAAAAACAAATGCCCCTCACTGAAACCTACTTAAATAATACAATAGCGTTTCTGAACAGACAGGTGCATAACTACACAGCCAGTATCTCTTTTCATGAAATTACAACGGAAATTGATAGTAAAGGAACAGGCGAAAACATCATTTACTACGGCGCACCAGGAACCGGAAAAAGTTTTGCAATAGATCAAAAAACAGGTCCTCATAACTCAATAAGAACAGTATTTCATCCTGAAACGCAGTACAGCGACTTTGTTGGCTGTATCAAACCCTCAATGGGTGATGACGGAATTGAGTACAGTTTCAGGAAAGGTCCTTTTACCGAAGTACTTATCAGGGCTATGAATGATCCTGAGCAGCATTACTACCTGATTATTGAAGAGATCAACCGCGCGCCGGCTGCTGCAGTTTTTGGTGAGCTTTTCCAGCTTCTAGACAGGAATGCTGATGGAAGAAGTTCATATACCATCGATATCAATGATAAGGATCTTTTACAGATCTTTAATACGGAACTTTCAGGCAAATTTCCTGACAACAAGCTTTTTATCCCTTCGAACCTGAGCATCTATGCAACAATGAACAGCAGCGATCAGGCTGTCATGCCACTGGATACTGCTTTCAAGCGTCGATGGAAATTTAACTATATACCGATTAATTTTTCGAACTCTCCAGAAGGGTCTTTTGAAATCATTGCAATGGATAAAGAGCATCGGATCAGCTGGTCTGATTTTGCACAGTCGGTGAACAGAATTCTCTCTGCCGAAGCAATCCCGGAAGACCGGCATCTTGGTCCATGGTTTGTGACTACAGAAGAGATTGCCAGTCCTGAAAGTTCAGAGAAAACCCTGACCGGGAAAGTACTGATGTATCTATGGGATGATGTGTTGAGACACACGGAACGGACTGTCCTTTTTCATCCGGACATCCGGACTTTTGGCTCACTCGTTGAGCATTACAGCCGTAAAGCCGTTATTTTCTCGGACAGGTTTCAAAACCAGTTGCAGGAAAAACTTATAGCTGTACTACCAGGCGAAACGGAAGGCATTACTGGTGAATAGCATTCTGGCGCAGAGTGAATACCTCACAGACAGGATGCCTGTAGAGCAACTTCCTCCGAGGATCGCAAGTTTTATAAGGGATAAGGGACTAGTCAGCTCTGTTAATGGAATGAAAGTTTCATTCTGCGGACTTGTCTGCCATGAGGGCAGGAACTATTTTTTCTTTCCACGCAAGTCGGACATTTATGAGATCCTGCTGAAACCGGAAATATACTGTAACCTTCTCATGCAGTCTCTTTTAAAATTTGCAAGATTTTCGAGAACCCAAGTCCATAGCCCTGAAGATGGTGCAGATGAAATGGGTTTCGACAAGCTTGAGCTTTTCCGGTACCTGATATCAGACTTCCAGCAACACGGTATATTCAGGGATGAAGAGATACTGTCCAGAAAGAATACAGGTAAGACTGACTGGAAAAGAACACTTAACCGGTCGGTTTCCTATCCTGATGCTAAAGGCAATCCGGTTTATCTTGACGTATTCGGCAGACAGAAAACTGTCAGCATTTCTGAAATAACAAGGATTCATGCAGGCATTCTTGCCCGGATCTATTCGAGATACGGTTTTTTGTTTGGTGGTAAAAATGCGGTACCTTATTCACTCCTACAGTACGGTGAATCCGGACTGGCCGTCAGGGCTCAGATCATCCTGTTGAAGCACGAGGCAAGAAAGCATTTTGCAGATCGCCATACACTCCTTCTGGGAAAGCTTATAGATTTTCTTGAGGCCCTGAAGGGAAATCAGGACATGAATATGGTCATCGGGGTCACACGTTTTCATGTGGCATGGGAACATATGCTCGCAAGGTGTTTCCGCAACGTTATTGACATCAACAGATATCTGCCAAAACCGGTTTTTCTGGATAATGATGGAAATTCTCATATTGCCAGTCGATCGGGCATGAGAACAGATATTGTCATTGAGAACCGTGAAGACAGATCACTTCATGTAATGGATGCAAAGTACTACGATGCAACCCAGGTTTCCAGCTCTCCCGGCTGGTCTGATCTGGTAAAGCAGTTTTTTTATGAAAAGGCTCTCTCCCAGCTTTTCCAGTTTGAGGGATACCAGATCAGGAACAGTATGATTTTTCCAGGAAAGCAGAAATTTTTCGACAGCATAAAAATGCTGGACGAATGTTCAAGACAGTTTCAGGATGACTACTTTCCTCCTATCCACTGTATATATATTGACCCTCTTGATATTTTAAAGACATATCTGGATGAAAAGCATTTGCCTGACGGGTAGAACAGCTATAGCGATGGTAAATGTTTATTCTCTCACCCTTAGGTTTTATACTGCTTTTTCAGTCAATCACTATAACGATTAATGTCAGATCACCCTTTATCACTTAACGAGTATCTTGCCTCAGTAAGGGAAGTCATACAAATGACTTTCGATGAGCCTGTATGGGTAAAGGCCGAGATACGCAACCTGACTATTAAGGGCGGCCACTACTATCTTGAGCTTGCCGAAAAAGAAGAAGATACCGACAAGATAATTGCAAGCTGTAAGGCGACGATCTGGAAGTTTACTGCCGCCAAAGTTGTTTTGAAGTTTGAGCGGGAAAGCGGTATTGAGCTTTCTAAAGATCTCAACGTACTGATCCGTATTAAGGCACGTTTTGATCCACAGTATGGCTTTTCAGTAAATGTCGAGGATATCGATTCAAGTTATACACTGGGCGATATTGCCAGACGTTATCAGCAAATTGTTGATCGGTTAAATAAAGAAGGCCTTCTCCATAAAAACAGATCTTTGCCTGCACCTTTCGATATTAAAAGCGTTCTGGTTATTGCTCCACTCAATGCGGCAGGTCTGGGTGACTTCAAGAAAGATGCCGATGTACTGGATCAGGCCGGCGTATGCCATTTTGTTTACCACAGTGCTACCTTTCAGGGTAATACCGCACCTGAGAGTGTTATAAGTTCTGGTTTAAAGCAATGGGCAAGTGATTATAAGGATCCGCCAGATCTGATTGTGATCATACGTGGCGGTGGTGCCGTAAATGATCTGGCCTATCTGAATGACTATGATCTGGCCGCCTTGCTCTGCAAGCGCTCAGTACCAGTATGGGTTGGTATTGGCCATGAGAAAGACCGGACTATTCTGGACGAGATTGCACACCGCTCTTTCGATACACCCAGCAAGGTAATCGGTGGTATTCGCAATCTGATTCAGGAACGTGCACGTGAAGTTATGGATCATTTGCAGACGATCAAGTTACTTTCTCAAAATCAGATCAGTGCTTATCAGAGTCAGAATGATCAGTACATGAACATGATTAAAACGCTGACCACCAGCCGGATCAGTGAAGCTCATAAAAATATTGATACTCTAATGGAAAGTACGCGCTACTTTGCACAGTATCAGCTTAAACTGGCATCTTCGCATATCGAGAGCCTGATCAGGGAAACACTGATTCAAAACCCCAAACATGTGCTGGGTAAAGGTTATGCCATTGTCCGCAGCAACAATCTGGCTATTCGTTCCGTTCAACAGATCACTGATTCATCCATTGAGATTGAGCTTCAGGATGGATTTATTCAGGCAGACGTCAAAAAGGTAATTCGACATGACTAAAAAAGAGCTTTCATTCAAGGATGGCTACGATATTTTGAAGAAAAATGCCGAGCTACTGGAGTCTCAGGAAGAGCCGGACATTGATAACCTGATGAAGATTGTCGAGGAATCAATGACGGCGTACAAAGCCTGCAAAGCCAGAATTGATGCAGTTCAGCAGGCTTTAAACGAGACATTTAACAACCCTTAAAATATTTACTTTATAAACATGATGAAACATACTGATATAAAAATTGATTTAGCCTTTATCACTACAATATATTTAGGATATCTTTACTTAAGTGGCAGAATATTTATCGATGGAGCAATCTATAAAACAGGTAATGAAACCACAAATATTGGTTTCGATTTCACAGATTATGTTTATGAAGGATTCCTGATAAATCTAGGTATTCCTCAATACATAATTTTAGCTGTATGCATAATTTATTTTATAGCAAGACTTAAAGTTAATAAAAAAGAGTATGAAATATCCTATTTATTGTTTTGTGAATTCTTAAATAATCCTTCAGATTTTAATAAAAACAACTTCAAAGGCACCAAAAATAGAGTATTACGAAAATATATACTCGATTCGAGAAGAAAAAAGAAAGTTGGTTTATTTCATGGTTTTCATAACGACCTTTTAATTTCATATCTATTAATGATAACTCTATTAATCTCACTTATGCTTTTTTTTCTTAGATTGTCAGACTTCTCAGTTCAGGGACAAGAAGCCTCACTGTCTAGAGTCTTAAATAGCAGTGTTTATATATTAAAAGATAAAGAAAAAATGTATCAGCTAGCTTGTGGAAAAGATAAATGTATTTATGCAAATAAAATATTTAGTAATTTTATAGCATTAAAAGAAGATGAAAAGAAAACATATATACTCGAGGAAATACCAAGTTTCAGTAGCAAATACAATACAACTGCTTTTATCTTAAGTTCAAAAAAGAGTAAAAAAACTCAAGAAATTATTATTCAAATAAACATGCACTCTAGAAAAGAACCCTTACCATATAAATACGATGTAAAATTAACAACATCAACAGATCACCATAATAAAAAAATCTATAGTGATCAGCCTAATGATTTCTCAGATAAGTTAAACAGCATTCAATTTGTTAAAGAAAAAAGTATTCCTTATTTTGCTTATTTCAAAATTCCATCCGATGAAAGTATTGTAAGTATATCAATACAAAATTTACCAGAGATATATGATTAATCTTTTAGAGATTAACCATATACCCAATAAACCCATACTTACAATGCAACACTGCCAGACCGCATTTTATGTCCTGTCTGGCATCGTTCTGGGTACGTTGATCGTTTGTCATTTCTGACCACGATTGCCCGCGAAAGTAACGGTCAATTAACGCGTCCATCCAGTCGTCTATAATTTCACTCTGGCCAGTCAAATCGAGAATCAGGCGCTGTACCGCTCGTGCTTCATTATCATTGATCATGCACTTGATTCTGGACTTATGCTTTCGGTACGGTTCGCTCTCACTTGCAAAGTAACTGGCAATGATCTCGCGTTGTTTTTTCTTACCCAGCCGTTTCAAACGCCGCTGCTTTTCTGCCTGTATCATGGCCGATGCTATCGGATTACTGTATGCGCCACTGGGAGCACCGGTAAAACTTTTCTGATCCAGCCATGCACCAAACTGGTACAGCCAGCCTTCCAGATCAAATCGGGACCAGTCCACCGTTTGCATAATATGCTTCTTATCGATCATTAGTGTCATTGAATCCCCCAATCATTTTTTCTATCTGCTGTACCGCTAAACCTGATTTAACTTGCGCTGTACTGAATCGTAAAACTGTAAAACCCATCATTGCCGCTGCGTTGTATTTTTCCATATCCCCGATATAACCTTTGCCTCGTGTATGGCGTCCGCCGCTCCAGATCCCGCCTTCAACCTCTATCAAAATTTTTGTACCTGTAATCCAAAAATCTGCCCGCCATTTTCGTTTTGTATGGAATCTATATTCCTGCTCAAAGCTGATTCTGCATGCTCTCAGGTGTGTTGCCAGTACATTCTCGCCTTCACTTGGCTGTCTGGTACCCTGCTTTGCTGAACGGCGTTTTGTTTTTTTCACTGGAAATAATTCACGGTATTCAGCAAGGCTCATGGATGTCATGCCGCCCCCTGCAACGAGCCCTTAAACCCGACCTGCTTGAGATATCGCTCCCACTGTTTGGCCTGCACAGGATCTGAGAGTTTCATGGCAATTCGTGCCGCCAGTTGCTCGTAGCTTTCGCCGGCGTAGGCAAAGAACCCTGCAAACTCGGGATGGTGTGCCAGTTTTTGGGAGAAAGCTGTGATTTGTTTGTCGGTGAGCTGGTTAGCTACACCCTGCTGGCGTCTAACCTGCTTGTCGTGATTTGCGGTTTGTTCACGTACCTGATACTTGGCGTAGCAGCGGTGTGTTTCCCCTGCACGGTCTGCCAGTGTGAGTAACACGAGTCGCTGGCTTGAATTTTTGACTTGAGCCTTCCACGCCCAAATACTTGCGTCTAAGCTCATAAGCTTTTCCTTATTTGTTCATGCATGACTGCACCTGCTTGTCGAGTTTGGCCAGTGCCACATGCATTTCATGAATGACTCGTGACATATCCAGCGCCTCGCCCTGCGTAATCCGGCCATCGGCCATCATTTCCCTAAAGGCTTTAGATACATTGCCCTTGTGTATGGCCAGATATAAAAAGGTGTCCATCAGGCTGGTATCGCGTTTGCTCTCGGGGATATCTGGTAGGTCGATTGCCACCTTGCCCAGTCGGGCGCACATTTCCTGCAATATCCGGTAGTCCCCTGTAATCTCCATCAGCTTGACTGCCTCAAGCAGTGTGATGTGATGGGTATGTGTGTTCGGGTTGACCTTGCTATTAAGCACGGCAGGACTTTTGATGCCCATACGTGGAGCAAGTGCTGATGCGCCGCCTTTGTAGTCATGCACAGTGTTATAAGCAGCATCTAATATGTTCATATCGAGTTCCTTTGAACGTTTTTATTCGATGGGTACTTTATTACTATTTTGGTTGTAATCGTTTAAGACTGGATATAAACCAAAATGTTGAAGAATTTCGGCTTCAGAGACTTTTCCTTTACTCGCAGTAGACAAAGCTTTTCTAAGGTTTCTACGTGGTTCTTTGTACCCATATAGCAAATGAGTCTTTATATAACCGACTGTAGTTCCTGCTTCTTTTGCATATTGCTCTAATTGTTTTGGGCTTTGCTGAAGTACGAAATCTCTAAATTTCATGGATTGATCCTCACCTATCAATCCAAATATTACCTTTTAGGTAATGTAAAAACAACCTTTTTTCTTGTTTACCTTTTTGGTGATAGAACTAAAATTGACATATGTGACTCGTCACAGAACATTCAGGATAAATATGGACAGCAAATCAATTAGATACAAAAATACTCGTTTACTTGTTGATCAAGTTGGCGGTGTATCCAGTTTTGCTGAAAAAATTGGGAAAGGTCAATCACAAGCGAGCCAATTCGCTGGTACTAATCCAATAAAAGGAATTGGTAACAAAGTTGCTCGTGAAATTGAGATTGCCTTTGATAAACCTCATGGGTGGTTGGACTTACCTCATGAACAGGAAATTACATCTAAAGATGTAAACATTTCTGATCCTATTCCTATAATTGGTAAATTGATTCCAGTAATTTCTTGGGTACAAGCTGGTACATGGACATCAACGGAAGCTATACCATCCAATACGCAGTTTGAAGAATGGCTTCCTCCAAATCCTAAATGTGGAAAACATGGCTATGGTTTAGAAGTTGTTGGAGAATCAATGCTTCCAGACTTCCGCCCTAGTGACAAAATATATGTAAATCCTGACTTTCAAATAAGTGATTTAAAAACAGGTGATTTGGTTATCGTTGCATGCGACGGGGAAACAGAAGCAACTTTCAAGAAGTTGATCGTAGAAAGCAACGGTATGTATTTAGAACCCTTAAACCCGAAATGGCTTGAAAAAATCATGGAGCTTCGTGAAGGATGCAAATTGGTTGGAAAAGTTGTTGGGCTTTATAGAGACGTTTAATTAAAAGCGAGAATGATCATGGACTTTCTTAATCAAAATTTATCAGAAATTCTGTCTTTTCTAGGCGGTGTACTAGCTGGTGGAATTGGAGGTGTAAGTATTACTAAATACATGAGCAAAACAGATAACTCTAATAAAACAATTCAAAAAAGGATCAATGCTGGTGGCGATGTTGCAGGCGGCAATATTGATAAATCTGTTAAAAAATGAGTAGCCAAAAAGATATTCAAGCTGGGGGTGATGTTGCTGGTGGCAATATTGATAAATCTCAAAGCTATCATATTCATTTACCAGCTAATGGTCATGTATCCTTACTTCAGCCATTTCTTGATATAATGGCGAAAATAGAAAGTGGGAATAGCATTGATATTGAAAATGAATTAGATGATATTGAACATTATTCTAAGCATCATCGAAGTGATAATAGAGGTCTTGAGAAAAAGTTAGAAGATTCTGGTAGACATTATATGGTTGATGATGCTGTAAGATATAAAACAAAAGCTTCTCAATTTATTTTAAAAAATCAAGACAAACCAGCTTTACTATATCTTATTGGAAGAATATTAAGCAGGATAAAAATAACATACGATTCATTAATCGTACCGTTAATTCAAGCTGATGCTTCAATTGAAATAATAGAAGCAAATATTTTTAAAGAAGTAGTTACTCCTATACAGAACACATTGGTTGGTACACCATTATCTTATAATGACGATTGTGTAGTTCATTTAATGTATTTTCTTGCTGGTAATTGTCATATTTGTTGGGATAAAAAATGTTAATTTATCACCCAGCTTTTGATTCAAGTAATTGTTGCTACCGGTTGATTACAATTTTCAACCATCTTAATCCTAGAGTTACTTTAGAAAAGGATAGATTAAAAATTATTGATTTCTATGTAGTATTCCCTAAGAAATTAAGTACAACAAGAATTCCTAATGAATTTAGAAAGCTAAAATCAGAGTTGAAAAAAATAAATGATACTTATAGACCTTGTAGTAATCCATTTTTCATGGCAAAGAAAATGGGCGGAATTCAAGAACAAGTATTAAAAAAACTTGTTAGTAGTAAAATATTGAGTTTTGATATTAATAGTAACTCTTATGGTAGAGGTGAGAATTTTTCAAAACTTGAAATTAACGGAGATCTTAGTCCTTTTTTATCCCAAGAGAACAAAGAGTTATTTTTGGAATATTTAACGAACTACCCTTTAAAAGGAAAAGATGGAATTAAACATAGGACTCTCCTAATGGAATATCGATATGACAACATATAATACTTTTACTGCTAGCAATCTATTATGCATTAAATCAAAACAGATTGTTATAGACCTCCAGTTAAATTTAGGTTTAAATGTTATTTATGGAAACAATAGTGTTGGAAAATCAACAGTTCTAGATTTAATATCTTATGCACTTGGAGCAGAAAACATTAAATTTAAACCTGCTGCTTTAGTATGTGATTTTGTTCTAATACAAGTAAATATCAATGAATCCACAATTACAATTAGAAGAGAAATCAATAATTCCAGAGCTTCGATATTAATATATTTTGGAGCCATCTCTGATTCACTCAAAGCTCCCGATAGTGAATGGCTAAAACTGCCTTATAATTCTACAGAGGAAAAGTCCGGATTCTCAAAATTTTTCTTTGATTATTTAAATTATCCATCAACTGTTTCTACTGAAACAAGCATTACGACTCATCAAATTCTTAGATTACTTTATGCAGAGCAAAAAAATAATAATCTACCAATTTATCGAGAAGACCCTTGGGATAACACAGAAAAACGTATTGCAATTAGAGATTATATTTTAGGTATCTTCAGTGGAGAGTTATATGAACTTCAGTTAGAAAGAAGAAAAGCTGACAAAGAGCTATCTGCAACGATTAATCGTATCCAGTCTTTTTTCCAAATAGTAGGAAAGACATCAGATCATCTTATTGAAGATCTTTTATTAGCCGAAAAGCAAAATCTAGAATATAGAAAAAATGTTATATTAGAAAAAATTCACAATTTAAATACAACCATTACTAGTACTAATACTTCTGACAGTCAAGTTGATGAGCAAACTCGCCTTAAAAACCAACTAAGTGGCTTGAATAAAGGAATGCTCTCAATAGAAGATAAACTTAATGAAATAGCTTATGAAAATACAGATTTAGATCAATTTAAACTCGAATTGAAACATAGATTAATTGATATAGAAAACGCTATTAGCTCTAACCAAATAATAAATGACATTGATTTTGAGTTTTGTCCTTGTTGCCACGAAAAAATATTAAAATCCACCGATACAAACTCCTGTAATCTATGTAAAAACCCAGTAAACACTTCGAATAATAATTTAAATTTATTACAAATGAAAACTGAAATAATTTTTCAAATTCAAGAAATTGATAAAATTATCAATGATAATAACCATCATTTTTCTAAATTAAATGAGGAATATTCATCACTTAAAACTAATGTAAATAAAAAAGAACAAGATTTGAAACTTCTTACATCAAGATGGCATACAGATTTCGAAATTGAAAGTATTAGGGCATATAAAGAGTTAGGAGAGATAGAGACAGAAATAACTGGTATATTACAAAAATTAGAAATAGCTCAGGAAGTTAAAAAACTCCAAGATCATCGTGACAATCTGCAAGCCAGACTAAATTACATTAATGATCAGATCAAACTATTGCAAGATCGTTCAAAAAATGAATTATTTAGATTACTAGATAAATTAAATAAAATCTTAAAATATCTACTTTCTTTAGATACTGGTTTACAAACAGAATTTATGGATCCAGATAGTGAAATTTTCGTTATTTTTGAAGATAATGAAATAACAGTTAATGGTACAAGTCATTTTTCTCAAAGTTCATCAATATTACTTAAACATTTATTTCATTTAGCTTTATTACTATTAGCAAATGAAGAACCATCTATGCGCTTACCTAAATTTTTAATATTAGATGGTATTAATGATGGCGGATTAGAACAAAAGCGAGCGGAAAATTTACAGGCTATAATTGTTCATGTATCACGTATGTTGACGTCTCCTTTCCAAATAATTTGTGCTACCTCTGAAATATATGAGCCAATGCAACCTTTTATAACACGTAAATACACTGACGGTGAAAAAACATTAAATTTGCGATAAAAGGTAATTTTGTATTGCAATAAATTACCTTTTTGGTAATATTTATCTCGTAATCAATAAAAAAGCCCCTTCACTTTGGACGGCGACGGGGCTTTGCACTTAAGCGAGATAAGTATGAAACAAAAACCTATACAGAGTCAAACCACCTCTATCCTATACCAGCAGCCCACTGCCCTTGAGCAACGCCCATCACGCTGGAAATCTATCTACACCACTGCCAAAGAGTTCTGCCTCTTTGCCCTGCTCTCATTTGTACTTTGGGCCGTTATCCACCTTTGCTACATCGCTGTTGCGGGGTGAATCGTCATGACCTATAAAATATTTTCGAACACTCAAAAACGTACATTTCCTGTTCAACCGCAGCGCAAAATATACCCGACAAGTTATGGCGCACACACACCTGAAAGCCATGTAAATACTGGTGTTTCGGCACCATCTATACAAGGTGGCAGCCACAAGCGTGTAGATCGTTTTGCAAGCGCTTCCACATCCGTCGAAACAACCCCGTTTGTGGAGCATGTGATGAACAAGAAACGTTTTACCACCCCGTTTCAGCAGTATTTATATCAGGACACCAACGGCTACTTTAACGTCCGTTTGGGCCCAAAAATCTATCTGGTCAAAGTTTCTTTAGATTACACCCCAAACTTTGACAACGAATTTTTAGGTGGCAAAGAGGCACCAGCGTTTAACTGGAACAGCATACTGGTCAAAGACACACCAGAGAGCCAGCCGCGCCCCATTACCCAAGATGAACTCACACTGTACTGGTTTAAACCAAACATTAAAAAGGTTGTGAATTATCAGCGTGCCATCAAGCGGCGTGCCAGATCGCAGTCACCGCGCTACAGCAAAGAGCAGCGCATCGCTTACCGCAATAACCAGTACAACAACGCCTGAGGAATAACATGATGAACGTCGCAGTAAATACACAAGCCATGGCCGCTATAAATGCCTCAAGTACCTTGCAACTGATTCAGCTTGAGCTTAAAGCGCCAAAAAGCAAATTCAACAAATTTGGTAATTTCCATTACCGTAGCTGTGAAGATATTTTAGAAGCCGTTAAGCCGCTACTGCACAAGTACGGCGCTACCCTTGTTGTCAGCGATGAAGTGCAGCAGGTTGGCCCACTGGTCGTGATCACGGCCAAGGCTATCTTTACCGAAGCAGACGGAAAACAGACCGTGATTACTGCCCATGCAGGGGTCGATATCGATAAAAAAGGCATGGACGTTGCGCAGACCTTCGGAGCTTCAAGCTCTTATGCGCGCAAATATGCCCTGAATGGTTTGTTCCTGATCGATGATACTCAAGATCCAGATCCCTACTAACCAACCAGAAGGCTGCCAGCCAGCAGTCTTATGAAAAGTTTAAGGGCCATACATGAGTTTTCGTTATTCATCACGCTACCGCACCCTTGTGGTGATCGGTAGCAAAATGAACCACTATTTTGACAATGTAAATGCATCGGAAATATACCAGCTCATCGAAGACGCAAAATTTAAAGAAGCGTGCTGGAGAAAATAAAACCGTCTTGAGCTGCGATGTTCTGCATGAGTGACCATATTGCTGACCCTCTGTGGTCACTCTTGAGAACATTGCAGTATTTGGGGAAATTTTGAAGGGTAAGGTTATGGAAAAATATATATTTGTCATTGAAGCAGAAAAACCACCTCAGGTGTTTATCAATGAAGTCATTCCAAATATCGGTAAAGTTATTGAAATGAAAGCTGAGGAATTACCCAAGAGAGTTGATGCAGCCTGGCTGCAAGAGCGGTTTTCTATTTCGCGCAAGGCCTTAATAGAAAAGTTGCGGATTTTTAATAAAGGGACCGATACCAAACATTTATACGACCCCAAAGAAGTCATGCCAATTCTGGAAAACCTACATGTCACCAATAAGCGTGGTGCAAGACGTAAAAATTAAGGGAGCAATTGCTCCCTTTTCTTATTATGAAGCATTCATCATTTTGGCAATATCCGAGGCCGTAGGATTATAGTACGTATTGATCAGGGTTCTGATGTCCCGATGTCCAGTAACCTTGGCCAGAATCTCGACAGGCAGCTTACGTTTGTTTACGAGTCTGGTGATCGCTTCGTGCCGTGTATCATGAAAATGAACCAGATTGTGCAGCTCCGTTTTTCCAACCGCTCTTTGCCAGCACAACCGAAAAGAATTACTGGTATGTGGAATTAATTTAACGCGATCGGCATGAGGCACCAGATCCAGCAGTGCTCTGGCTTCTGTCGAAAGTGGTACATTACGTGAATCACCATTTTTGGTCATGGGCAAATGTATGTAATCGGCGTAAATATTGTTGCAGGTAATACCGATAATTTCGCCTTTTCGCATGGCGGTTTCAATCGCAAAAAGAAAGGCCCAGGCAACATACTGTCGGGGTGTTTTGGGTGTGGTGCCCGCTTTATAGTTAAGAGCCTCAAGTATGGTCTCGATTTCACTCTGACTGATTAATCGATTACGCGCGGGTGGCTTGGCCGGTTTGATCACTTGCGCAAATGGATTCTCTTTGAGCATAAACAGTTCATTTTTTGCATAGTTAAAGACCGATGTATAAAGACACATCTGCCGATGCACGGTTCCTGCTGCAACTTCCTGTAGTCGTTTATCTCGCCAGTTTCTTACGTCAATCGCTTCGATGTCATATATTGATTTTTCAGCAAGATCGCCAAAGTACTTTTTAAAGGTTTTAATTTTTAGCTGTTGCTGAATATAAGATTTGCCCCTTTTCTTACATCCCACCTCGTCATAGTATTTCTGAAAAAGTGCATGGAATGAAAAGTAAGCTTTTCTTTCTATCGATTTCTGGGGATCATATTCCGCTTTCATTTCCAGTAAACGAATGGCTGCCCACTGTTCACATTCCCGGGCGGTATCTCTGGTAGCGGTATCACGAAGATTTTTATAACGGACTTGGATTCGCCAAGCATTGCCGCGTTTCACTGGTTTTTGCATAAAATCACCTTGGTGTCGTAGCAGCACCAACGACAAAAACCAAGTAGAAACTTGGTGTCTATTTGGTGCTAAAACGGAAATAATAAGGTGTTTTTGACGCAAATTTTGAGGATTTTGCAC